GTATCATCTTTAGCCTTTTTTGGACAAATGATGCAGATGCCAAGTAAGGCAATGATGATGGGTAGTACAATGATGCAAGGACAAGATAAGCCTTGCGACTGTAATTGTTCCTTGACTAAGTAAAGGGGTCGATTTCGACTCGGTTTAATTACGGCTTATTCTCCCTTAGTATCTTCTTAGCCAACATATCAACAACCTCAGTTAGCTCATCACTCAGGTAGTCATCTAAGTCCATAGCAACCTTACCTTCAATGCGTGACAAACAAAGTAACACTCTCATAATCTCTGATTTATTCATCTTCCTTCTCCTTATTAACCTTATTAAAACTTGAACACACCTTGTCGTGTAGTCGCATCTTTTCCAACAAGGATCTGATCCTGTCTTTCTTCTGCCAGAAATTTAGAGGAGGTTCTTCTTTTAACTTAGCTACCTCTAATGTCAACCTAGTAACAGTATCATCTAATCGTGCTACGTGGTTTATTAATTGTTTCCAAGGCTGTTCATCATTCATCTTATTTCCTTATTAAATTTGGTTGTGGGTAACGCCCACGACTCGCGCGTCTCTTTATACTAACGAGGTGATAATCTTGAGGAGATGAACCCCGAACATTTCTACGATTAAATGCTTTTTGCATACTTTACCAGATGTCATCACCCTCTGGCGATACTGGTGCTGATTTATTTTCACCACCAGTATTAGATTGTTTATCTTTAGCTTTGCCGATAGATAGTGAGAGAAACTTATCTCCACTACTCTGGGATGTCTTTTTCCATGCACTCAAGAAGTGATCCACTCCGTTGATATTGATCGTTCCACCAAAGTCCGGATGTCTTTCCGATTCTTTAGTTTTGTTTAAGAATAATACACCGCTGTTTGTGTTGTCATAATCGCTCATTTTTTTAGCTCCGTTATATAGTATTTAACAATAGGTTTTCCACGATAGGTTTCCAGATCTACATCCTTTAACTCAGGGATTTTGGCATACGATATACGCCCCTTACCCTCTGATCGTTTTAACCTTACTCCACCACCGCTTGATGATTGGTTATCTGCTAACTCAATCAATTCATCGCGTAGTTCTTTTTCACGCTTCTTTAACTCATCCATCTTAGCGTGTATGTTTTTCCATTCGTTTGCAGCATAAAGCCACTGAGCATCATCTCTCTCTACAACATCCTTATCAGATACTGGTGGAGCTTCGCCTTTTTTCATGTATTCCCAAAAAGACTTCCATGCTTTTAATATTTCACTTTGTTTTTCTGGATCGGACTTAATCATCTGCATGACCGCAGAGTTAGTGTTGTGATCATATACCCAGAATACTAATCTATCAGCTCCAGTAACTAACAGCTGCTGTTGAGTCTGATAATCATATTGATCTGGAATATCATTACCTTTCACTAAAGCTTCCCAAAGTGTAGATTCTTCACCTTTCATGGGTACTTTGATCTCAGCTACAATAGATTCTTTTTCATTCCAGCCATCAAGGGATGCACCAATAGGGATGCCATCTATCTCACAGGTAACTACTACTGGATCAAAAGAGATCTCCATGTTTAACTCTAGCGCAGCTCTAGCTGCAGGCTCTAGTCTAGTACCTCTAAGCATAGCTTCGTTTACTTCAATAACTCTAGTGCCATTCTTTACTTCATAAAGCTGTAAAGGTGTAGCTGGCATCCAAGGTGATTTAGATAGTGCTGCAGGTACTTCAGAGGCCATACCGTAACATGATCTAACTTTCAGCCATTCATCACTGCCTTGTGGCAGATCCTTATCTGGTATAAATCTTAAATTAGTTTTTTTCATTCTTCTCCTCTATTTTTTTAATTGTTCTTATTAGGTTGCTGTTAATCTTGGTCTGTTCTTTTTGAAACTTGTGTAAATACTCAACCTGCTTTTCAAGATTAAATATCTTTTCCCAGACTAGATCGCTCACTTCTTAACCTCAGTTACTTTAGGTTTTTTAGTTGGCTTCTTTACCGGCTCTTCATCTTCAAACGGTAAATCCTCACCCCTGTAGATATACAGACCCAATCCATGAAGTGCGAGGCATTTAGCAAGGCAGCGTTTAATAGATGTATTGATCTCAAATGAGTTAGGGTTTGGTATAGGTTTATTAACATGATTAAGGACTGGCAGTATCTCAGTACGATCTAGGCCTTGTATTGTTACTGAAACTTTAACATAACAACCAGACTGATCTCTTAGGAACGGTACTAATATGTCAGTGTTGGCCTTAGTACCTACTTTAAATGTATCAGACATCTTGATAGCAGTACCATCACCATCATTACTGTATGTATCGTGAACTTCAAAGACACCCTGCATCATAGGGAACTCATGAACATTCCATGTCATATCAGGATAGATTCTAAGTACACCTGTTAGTGCATCAGTCCATGATAGATATGATAATTTTCCTTTTGATCTTTTGTATTCGTTAGCATCTATTTTATCTAAAACACTAAATACGTCTTTCTTCTTGGCTGTTGCCATAGATAACTCCTTTTTTTGTTGTTAAGAGAACTTCAGTATAACAGGTGTTATTTTAAATAGCAACCTAAATTCTCAAATTAATAAACCCTCTTAAATGGTATAACTATAGATCACTATAGATCGCTATAGAACACTATAGAACACTTGCGTACTTATATAACATCTGTTATACTAACTCCATGAAAAAAATGACTATGGAATATATACAGGCCTACGATGAAGCCAGAAATGCTAGGGATTCTATTATAGATTATTATGGTGGAGCTGTAGATTTTGCTAATAGATTAGACATAACTCCAGAAGCTATAAGAATGTGGAGATCTAGATCTGTAGCTATACCAGAGGGTAATGCTTGGAAAATTGTAGCTTGGGGAGATTTTTCGTTTAGTCAGATAAGACCAGATCTTAAATAAAGAAAAAGCCCTTGGTAGATTTTGCTACTCAAGGGCTTTTAAGACTGTTTCAAGACAAGGCAGTATTGAATAGTCTAGAACGGAGCGATCCGCTTCATGGTTGCCAATTATATATCCTTTTTCTACATTGTCAAACTTTTTTTAAAAATACTTTACATTTGTTTTAATTTCTTGGTATATTTGAAATCTAAATAGGCAGTATTGAGATAAGTCGATCATCTGATTCACCCACTCAATTAAAACTAAAGGGAAACCCCTAAATCTGCTTTTTAACGCGCTAGTAAGGGCTTTGTAGTTTCACAGTTATATTGGATTTTATCCTTGGCTGTATAGATCAAACAAAGCAGGTGTAAGCGCAGGGGGCGGCATTAGTGTCGTAATTACACCAGCCAGAGCAGCTAATTGTAATCTGGTACTGAATAAACGATGGACTAACTCCGTTGAATAATCGGGCGTACTTAGGCTAGTCTTTTGATAAGGCGGCCTTGGGTAAATTCGTCTGAAATTCACTCAGGATCTTCACCGTTGAATAACATTAAATAGGAGCGATTATATGCAGTTAAGAATATATCAAGAACAGGCCATAGAAGGACTACTCTCTTCTCATGGATCGGGAAATAGAAAAGTCATACTTCAATCAGCAACCGGAAGTGGAAAAACCGTTATGGCTTCATCCATAGTTCAGCGAGCTGTTAAGAAAGGCAAAAGGGTTTTATTCCTAGCACATAGAAGAGAGTTAATAGCTCAGTGTTCTGATAAGCTATCAGTATTTGGTATAGATCATGGCATCATTATGGCTGGTCAAGATACCCAGAGCTGGCACAGTGTTCAGGTAGCTTCAGTAGATACATTAAGAGCTAGAGCAATCACATCTAACAGAATGAGATTACCTGAAGCAGATATAGTTATCATTGATGAATGCCATAGATCGTTGTCAAATACATATCGAAAGATAATAGATAAATATGATAAGAGTTTTATCATAGGTTTAACAGCAACACCTTGTAGGGGAGATGGATTAGGGCTAGGTCATGTATATTCAGATATGGTTTGCGCTCCATCTATTAAATACCTAATATCAAAAGGCCATCTAGTGCCGGCCAGATACTTTGCGCCATCAATCCCAGATCTAAAAGGTGTTAAGTTAGTAGCAGGTGATTACAATTCTAAACAGTTAGCATCTAGAATGGACACTGGGGAGTTGATCGGAGATATAGTAACTAACTTTATAAGAATAGCACCTAAGAAAAAAGCGGTAGTATTTGCATCTTCAGTGCAACATTCCATAAATCTTAAAGAATCTTTTGAAGCTGCAGGAATTAAAGCAGGCCATATAGATGGTGAAACTCCGTCAGAAGAGAGGGATTTAACATTAAAGCAGCTTGAGAGTGGTGAAATTCAGGTACTATGTAATTGCCTTGTTCTAACCGAGGGGTGGGATTGTCCATCTGCTGAAGTCTGTGTACTCGCTAGACCTACAAAATCATTGGGTTTGTATTTACAAATGGTAGGTCGCGTTCTAAGACCGATGGAAGGCAAGGATGAGGCTCTAATTATTGATCATTCTGGTGCAGTATATGATCATGGGTTTGTTGAAGATGAATTTGAATGGGATTTAGATCCTAAAAAGAAAATTCAGGAAAGGAAAAAGCGTGAAACAAAGCGTGAAACAAAACCAATCACTTGTGAAAAATGTTTCAATGTCTATGAAAAACTAAGAGCCTGTCCATCTTGCGGTGCAGTGCATATCAAAAAAGGTAGGGCATTGATCGTGGGCGATGGTGATCTAGGTGAAGTTGATAAGAACTCTCGCAAAGCAAAAAAGAAAATCTACACATCTGAAGAGAAGCACTTATGGTATTCAATGTTTCGCAGCTATGCTGAGATCAAGGACTATAAGCAAGGCTGGGTTTATCATAAATTCATTGCTAAGTTTGGTCATAAGCCAGACAAAGTATTACAAGGCCATTCTATAAAAGAACCATCAGCAGAATGTCTATCTTGGATAACTCACATGAATATCCGTCATTCTAAAAGGAGAATAGCATGATTAGTGATCAAACCAGAGGTAGATGGGTAGATATTCTTGTTGGATTGGGGGTTGATGTAAGGCATTTACAAAACAAACATGCACCATGTCCGTTCTGTGGTGGTAAGAATAGGTATAGGTTTGATAATAGAGAGGGTAATGGAACTTATATCTGCGGAAAGTGTGGATCAGGGGATGGCTTTCAATTCATACAGAAAATGTTTGGATGGAATTTTGCCAGAGCTGCAAAGGAAATTAGGTTAATAATAGGGGAGTGTAAAAAGGTGGTAGTAAAGAAAAAAGATCCGAGATATGGTTTAAAAAAGATAGCACAATCATCAAGGCCGATCAGTAGTGATTCAGATCTGGTTGTATATTTGAATAGTCGTGGAATAAACTCGATACCAGATTCGTTAAAAGAAGCAGATCTGTATTATTTTGAAGAAGGTATTAAGACTGGAACTTTCCCAACACTTGTATCACTGGTAACAGATAAGAACGGTAGAGGCTTAACTTATCATCTAACTTATACTCATAGGCAGCAAAAGTTAAAGTGTTCTGCGCCTAAGAAAATAATGACACCGGTATATCCGATAAAAGGTGGGTATGTAGAGCTTTATCCTGTTGAAGAACACATAGCTGTTGCAGAAGGCATTGAAACTGCGCTTGCAGTGCGAGATTTAACAGAACTTCCAGTGTTATCTTCATTGAATGCACAAAACCTAGCAGCACTAGATTTGCCAGATATTGTTAAGAAGGTAGATATATACGGAGATAATGATAAATCATACTGCGGCCAGAGAGCTGCATACACTCTAGCTGAGAGATTAGTGCGTAAAGGTATAGAAGCTACAGTCAAACTGCCGCCAGTGGTAGGTGAAGATTGGCTAGACTATATAGTTAAGGATCGTAAGCTAACTTTAGAAAAAGTAAAAGAAACCAATCCTGAATTTCATCAGGGCATTACCAAGCTTATGGATGTATTTGGAACTGATCAAGTAACTATAACTGAGGTAGCATAATGAGTGAAGATTTTAAAGAACTAAAACAACAAGAGATAAGAGATAAGTGGGTTGAATACTCTAAAGCAAAATCAGAGCATGTTTATTTAGAGCATTATCGTAAGTCATTACTTGCTATACTACAAAAAGAATACATGGGAGCTGGTCATACTTCTGTTGCAGCACAGGATCGTGAAGCAAGAGCAGATGATCGGTATATTAAATTGCTAGAAGGTATTAAAGTAGCAGTAGAACAAGAAGAGGCAATGCGTGGGGAGTGTAAGATGGCGGAGTGGCAATTTGAGGGCTGGAAGGCTCGTATCTATGCCGATCAACGTGAAGCAAAGCGATATGGCCACTAAACCAGAAAAGGAATACATGAACAGGGTAGCCGATCTAGGCTGCATTTGTTGTCATCAATTAGGATTTCCAGACACACCAGCTGAAATACACCATATTCGTACTGGATCGGGAATGAGCCAGAGAGCATCAAACTACGATATTATCCCACTATGTCCGACACATCACAGGACTGGTGATTGGGGTACTGCTTATCATAGAGGTGCTAAAGAGTTTGAAAAGCGATACGGAACTGAATTAGAATTATTAGAAATCGTAAAGGGGGCTTTAAATGGGTAAAATGCAAAGAACTAAAGGACAAGTGGGCGAGCGTGAGTTTGCTAAGTTAATTGAAGATAATCTGGGTATAGAGTGCAAGCGTAGGATTGAACAAACTAGAGATAGCGGCCATGATCTAGATCTAATGGATTATGCTATTGAAGTTAAGAGGGCTAAGAAACCAAACATATCTGGATGGTGGAAACAAACTGTAGAGAATGCAGTGGCTGTTAATATGATACCTTTACTTGCTTATAGGATTGATAACCAGAAGTGGCAAATAGTCATGAGCTTTAGGCATACATTAAATACCTTTGGTGATTGCAATATGCAAGATCTAGAAAAAACCTTAACATTTAGGCTGGATGGTTGGTTTGATTATGTGAAACAAAGGCTGTAAAAAATACAACCTTTGCCAAAACTTCCAGAGTTTTTAACCAAACTTCCTAACTTTTAATTTAGCTGAGATAAGTGGTAAAACCCAAGTGGGCGGTATTCTGTTGCTGCGCCAAGCCAGAACGGTTTTTCTTTTCCGTTTAGTCATGGCTGCAACATCATTCACACTCAGTTTATTTTTTATCATAAAGTCTATTAGCTTTTCGTTTTCTATCATTTTTTTTATCCCATATAATGCAAACAATAGGGATTATAAATAACATCCCTAGTATCATCAATTTAGTTAAAAATCCGATAAATATCAATATCGAATCCATCATTTTTGTATCAAATAACCATGTGTACTTTCAAATCCCTGCATCAGCTCTGCCAGATCTTCTTTTGTCAATAGCTTTAAGTATTTAAACAGATAGTATTCAGCTTTGTACTTGTCTGCGCTCATGTAAGCCAGCCACGCTTCTTTTTGCCTCTCTTCAATAGTCATTTACCATCTCCCAAGATCATAAATAACAACCATGCTAGATATAAAATACCTATCCCTAGTAAAACATTAAAAACATCTATCCCTGCAATCATTTTTTACTCCCAAATTCATCTGCATGTGCATCTCTTATAGTTCCGCGTATTTCATCGTCAATGTACTCACTCCAGCTATTATGTATAACTGCAATTAAATGCAGCCAGTTTTTCTGATTAACAGCAGAATCTGATAGATCCATAACATCCAGATAATCTTCGTATGTCCAGATAAATTTCAGATCTCTTATTTTGTTAAGCTTGCTCATAAATAGACTCTCCATTTGAAAATGTTGCAACTTTACGATAGCTTCCCAGATTTTTCTTCATCCAGTCGCTAAAATTATCTACAAATCTCTCTGCAAGCGGCAATAAGCTATTATCTTCTGGATAAATATCATCGTGCAAGCTTGCATGTACTCTGCATGATATACTGGCCAATCCCATGTATTCACTTACGCCAACTTCTACAAATCTATTCTCTAAAAATATCCTTGTTTCGCTCTGGCCATGATACCTATGATCCCATCTATCCGAATCTTCTATGGATGGGAATCTCTGCATGATCATCTCTGATATATCTCTTAACCACCAATCCCATTCATCCTGCCCAGCCATTTCACAGTATTCTGGTTCAACCTTTGATATATCTGCACCGCAATCATCACAAACATCTTCAAGCTGCATAGCGCAATCTTCAGTACACGCTTTATACCATCCCATTTTTGATACATCTTCATAAACTACTGCATCTGCATTAGTCAAATAATCTACACTTCTTCCCATTTTCTCGCTCCGTTTTTATTAAAAAATAATACTGCATCTATAGCATCGCCTTTTACGATAGCTCGATCCAGCTCTTCATATAACCAGATATTATCTCTGGTCGTTTCACGATAGACTAAAACTTCCCATCCATCATTAAGATCACTCCAATCAATACGAACCAGCAAGTCCGTATCATGCATAAAAACAACCTTTTCTAATTCTTCTAGCATCATTGCATAAATATTAAATTCTTCCGATAACTTCCCTAGTTTTAAATTATTCATGTTGATCCAAAAAAAATTAAAAAAAACTGCTCTCAGATCCGGCCAGATTTTCACTGATCCAGATCCTGCAAGCGTAAAAATAAGCCGATTCTAGCGATTAAAACCGGCTGCCCTTGTCATTGATCAACCAGCCAACCGTTCGCCTCTATATCGGCCTGTTCCGGCTCTATCCATTCGGTATTTAAAGCTTCGATCCGCTCCGCTTGATCATAGATTTTATTTATTGCATCTCTTCGCTGCAGCTGCGGATCTTCTGGCTGCGGATCTTCGGCCAGATCTTGTTCAAGCTGCTTGATCCTTGCTGGTATAACTTCGCTATAATTGCAAGCGTTGCAGCATTGCAGCGGCTGGCCATTTATATCTGTAATCTCTTCGCCTGTATGCAGATCAAATGTGCCGATCACTGGATCAGGATTATTGCCGTAACCGGTAAAACCCTCTCCGCAAATGCAGCAGGTCCAGCCTTTATCTTCCCAGCTCCAGCCGCTCATGTGTTAGCCTCTGCCATTGCAACCTCTTCGGCTGCAAACCAAGCCAAGCAATTCGCTGCCATCTGATCCGGCTCTGATCCGTAAAGCGTTCGGCCGATTTCTTCGTCTGTAAGATCCTGAGCGCATCTAAAAGATTTAACTAGCAGCATCACGCTGCCAGATCCTAGATCTTCGGCCAGCTCTTCCAGCCGCTCGATAATCAGATCTTTATTTTGATTATAAAATTCTACTGTATCAGAATAATAAATAAAGCCGCTAAAGCCCCCATCAGCTCCATGATTCATAATATCGCGCATGGTCTGATCTGTATTCTCATCGCGACCGCCAAGCTGCTCGATCACTGCTGTTGTTAATTTTTCCACTATTGAAAATCTCCTACTATCATTAAAATAATACATCCCCAAAATACAAGGGATACAACTAAGGCCGTAAGCCAGTTTAATATCGTATCAAGCATTTAGCCGCCCACGATCATAAACACGCTGCCGATCAATACGATCATGCCGCTGATCACTGCAACCGCAGCAAACAAACCAAAAATTATATAGTTATATAGCATTATGCTCTCTCCCAAAATCGCGCAAATGGATCTCGCGCTGGATCTCTGGCTTCCAGCCTTTGCTATCAACTCTGCCCAGCTCCAGATCTCGCGCATCTGGATAGTTATAATCCGGATAATCTTTGCCCTGCTCATAAGCCCTGCAAAGGCCGATCTCTTGCGGTAGCAGATCATAACCCATAACATAATGCTGCTGATCAACTACACTGATCTCGAACTCTGTGCCGATCTCGCTATCGAACCAAGATGCAAAATCATCCGCTGCAGCTCGATCCATTAAGTTTGTTTGATATACTTGCATTATGCTCTCTCCTCTAAAGTGAAAACGCCTTTGCTCTCGAACCAATCATTATAAGCTGCAGCAAGCTCTGGAAAGCCAGCCGCTATTCTTCTGCGGTTGCTTGTATCTGCTTTAGCGTATAAGATCACTAGCTGCATGTCAAAATGACTGCCGCGCCCCTTGTACTGCCATCTATAAACTTCTTCTTCCCAGTGATTCATTTTGCCAGCTTCATATCGTGTGTGTCTGTTTGTCATATCATCGCTCCGTTGTTATATTAAAGTTTTCTAATATAGATCCATCCTGCTGATCTATGGTCATATTATAAACACAGAACTTCTACAAATGTAGAACTATTTACAAAGTATTTTCTATTTACCTTTGAATAGCTTGATACAGCTGCATTTACAATGATATTATCATTTTGATCTGTTTACTGCTGCGGCTGCGGATCGCGCACCTTAAAGTGTTGGATCGGATGCACCCTGTATTGTTCCTCTATCCTATACAGTAATACAACCTATCTAGTAGCTGATCCTGCTGCTGGTCCTGCCAGATCTTCCAGAACTTCCAGAACTTCCAGAAAAAACTCCGTTCCCTCTTCTCGCTCTCTCGCTGCTTATATTCTATGGATCGGATGCTGCATATCGTATATGTACTGCTGCAGCGCGGCTTTGCTTCGTTCTGGCCAGCCTGATACCCCCCATCAACGACACCCCACCCCCCAAAACTACACACGCGACCATAGTATAGGGTTCATTTCACGCATCGGAGGGTAAATAGGGTTATAACCTGTGTTATAATTTACTCATGAACCTAGCAACAACAGTTAATAATGAGCAACAGGCCGAATTTATCAGGCTTTATGTAGCTTCAGAGGATGCAGGTAACGCTGCAAGATGTGCGATTAGAGCAGGCTATAGTGAGGCTACAGCTAAACAGAAGGGCTACAGTATGAAGAGGCAGTTTGCTGAAGTCATAAAGGAAGAAACTGTTAAGCTGATAGGAGATAGTGCCACATTGGGGCTTGCAGGGATTATTAATCTGGCTAAAACTGCTAGTAATCAGAATGTTAAACTGCAGGCGTGTAAGGATTTGTTAGATAGAGCAGGGTTTGGTAGTGTTAATCAGATTGAGATCTCAGGCATGGACAATAAATCAGACGAAGAGCTTAAAAAAGAGCTAGAATTACTCTTAAATCAGAATATAATTGACGTAACTCCTACAAATGTAGAAAAAGAGGATATATTAGAGAAAACTAATAATGTTGCTGTGTAAGGGATAAGTGACAAGTCACCAGTAGTAAAACACTTTACTTTTTTGGATTGGAAATGAAACACAAACACGCTAAAGAAATACATGCTTGGGCAGAAGGTTACACAGTACAGCATAAAGTACATCTGTGTTGCGAACATCCAGATACTGCTAGATGGGAAGATTGTACTGTTACACCAGGTTGGTACGAAGATAGAGAATACAGAATTAAACCTATTGAGAAGGAGTTATGAAACATAATATTGAGGATTGTAAGATTAAGTTAAGAGCTATCTGGAGTTTGGCACAACAGATTAAGTTAGGTGTTAGAGAAGATGTTGATGAACAAGTTATTGTAATGCTTGCTGAACAGATACAACAAGACACTGAATTATTAGAAGGTGAAGATGAATGAATGTATTAAGTTTGTTTGATGGAATGAGTTGCGGGCAGATTGCCTTAGACCAATTAGATATTAATGTTGATAACTACTATGCTGCCGAAATTGATAAATGGGCGATTCAAGTAGCTAAAAAGAATTATCCAAACACTAAGCATCTTGGCGATGTAACTACACTAAGAGGTATGGATTTACCTAAGATTGATTTATTGATGGGCGGTTCGCCTTGTCAAGGATTCAGTTTTGCTGGTAAACAGTTAAACTTTGATGACCCACGTTCAGCATTGTTCTTTGAGTTCGTTAGATTACTTGAAGAAACTAAGCCTAAGTATTTCTTGCTTGAGAATGTAAGAATGAAGCAAGAATATCAAGACGTTATTAGTGAGCATTTAGGTGTTAAGCCAATAATGATTAATTCAGCTTTATTGTCTGCTCAGAATAGGGTTAGATTGTATTGGACTAACATACCAAACATTGAACAACCAGAAGATAAGGGTATTGTGCTTAAAGATATTCTTGAAGATGGTGTTGATGACTCATTTGCTCAACACAGGGTTGATAAGTTTGAATCAACAATGAAAGAAAATCCAAAAATTTCAAAAAAGGGCATTAAACAACTTAACTCGCCAAGTTTTTCACAACACAGGGTTTATGGTATTGATGGTAAATCACCAACACTTTTAGCAGGTAACTCTGGAGGTGGTAAAGAGCCTTGTAAAATACAATTAAGACCTTGCGAACTGAAAGAATTTAATAAAGACTCAACGTGTCACCACGTAGCAACAGCAACAGATATTAAAGGCAATGAATCAATTAAACGAGTTTATGCTGATAGTGGTAAATCACCAACAATAACAACAATGGGTGGTGGACATAGAGAGCCAAAGGTCCTATGTGGCGCTTGGCGTGGTAGATATATTAAAGATGGAAAACGTCAGGACCATAAAGGCAGTGTTGCAGGTAAGACAGAACAAAGGCTAGAAATTAGACAAGATGGTAAGACTAATACTTTGACCACCGTTCAAAAAGACAATGTTGTTGTTACACCACCAACCTACCGCAAATTAACACCAATGGAATGTGAGCGTTTACAGACTGTGCCTGATAATTACACAGAGGGGGTATCTAACACTCAGCGTTATAAGATGCTTGGCAATGGTTGGACGGTTGATGTTATTGCTCATATATTAAAGGGGATGAAATGATTGACCTAGAGCATCAGGTACAAAAAGCAATATGTCAGTATTTGGATTTAAGAGGTGTATGTTACTTTGCAATTCCTAATGGTGGAAAGCGTAAGGTTAGAGAGGGTGAAGAAGGAATGACTCAAGATGAGATTTGGGAAAAGGTGGTAAAAGAATTATGAGCGTTGAAGAGGCATTAAAGATTGCTAAAGAATTACAGTTTAGGCAAGATCATAACAAACTGAAGCATTATAAGCCTTATGAATATCAAGAGAGGTTTCACAATGCTAAAGCAGCACAGAAACTATTGATGGCTGGTAACAGGATTGGTAAGTCATATTGTGGTGCAGCAGAATTAGCCTTTCATTTAACTGGTTTGTACCCTAAGTGGTGGCAAGGTAGGAAATGGGATAGGCCTATTAGAGCTTGGGCTGGTGGTGCATCGAATGAAACTACTCGCGACATTCTACAAAAAGAACTATTCGGACAGCCTGATGATCCTCATGCAAAAGGAACAGGTGCTATACCGTTAAATCTAATCGGTGAGAAAACCAGAAAACCCGGAGTGCCAAATGCTCATAACTCAGCTGTTATTAAGCATGTTAGCGGTGGCTGGTCTAGGGTTGGTTTTAAAGCTTATGAGATGGGTAAAGAAAAGTGGATGGGTGAGTCACTAGATGTTATCTGGCTAGATGAAGAACCACCACCAGAGATTTATTCTCAGTGTGTGACTCGTACAGCGGATAAAGGTGGCATGGTTTATATGACATTTACGCCTGAGAACGGAATGACTGAAACTATTGCTCAGTTTATCAATGACTTGAAGCAAGGTCAGTTTATGATGCAGGCAGGCTGGGATGATGCACCTCACATGACAGAAGATGTTAAAGAGCAGATATTAGCAGCACTACCACCACATGAAAGGAAGATGCGAGAACAAGGTATTCCTTCTCTTGGATCGGGATTGGTATTCCCAGTTCCTGAAGAAGTCATTAAATGTGAGCCTTTCGACATACCTGATCATTTTCCTAGGGTATGTGGCATGGACTATGGTTGGGATCACCCTACTACAGCAGTATGGATTGCTTGGGATCGGGATGCAGACATTGCTTATATATATGACAGTTATTCTCAAAGACAAGAAATACCAGCAGTTCACTCAGCCGCTATCAACGCAAGACCGAAATGGATTCCAGTTATATGGCCGCGAGATGGTAGGCAAGCAGATAAAGGATCTGGTACTCCGTTAGCAGATCAATATCGAGCATTAGGTGTAAACATGATGCAAGGTAGAGGTAAGAGTTGGGGCGGTTGGTTTACCAATCCACCAGTAGATAATCAGCAGGAAGGATCAGGTGGAGTTTCACTAGAATCTGGAGTCATGGAAATGCTTGAAAGGATGAAAACAGGCAGATTAAAGATATTTTCAACACAATCGGGCGTTTTTGAGGAATTAAGGATGTATCATAGGAAAGAGGGAAGAATAGTTCCATTTAAGGATGACTTGATTTCTGCTATGAGGTATGCGGTGTTATCTTTGCGACATGCGAGGATTAAACACTCCCAGCCTAGGCAGTATGAAGCAGATAGTAGTTTTAATATATTTACATAGGAGAAATAACATGGGCGGATTTGTAAGAAAAGTTTTTGCACCATCACCACCGGCATACACGCCACCAGCAGCACCTGTTGCTGCACCAGTAGCAGCTAGAGTAGAACCTGAAGCATTAGCACCTGAAGCATTAGCACCTGAAGCAGAAGTTCCAGCAGCAATGTCAGAATCCATCAAGAAGAAAAAGAAAGGCAGATATAGTACACTTCTTACTGGATCGGAAGGATCACTAGGTAGTCCAGATATTGAGAAGAAATCACTATTGGGGAATTAATATGGGTGTATTTAGCGCGATTAAAAAGATGTCTTTACCAGCTTTGCAGTTCAAAGACTCCCAAGGTAATAATGCACCAGCAGCAGTTAATAGGGTGGGCAATCAGGGGATGCAAAAAATTGCAAAGCCACTTGGATTTCAAGATAATCCAGCACTAGCAGACCTACCAGAACCTGCATCAGTCGCAG